ACGAGATAGGCTCCGGTCTCGTGGGCTCGGAGATGTGTATAAGAGACAGCGATAGTATCGTATAAATTTTTATACACATTTTTATTTAATGTTCCACTATCTAATTTTCTTTGCAATTCTTGTGCTGTCTTTGTTAAGTCACCTTTTTGCTTAATCAATTCATTTGCGAGTATTTTAGCTTCATCTTTACTTAATTTACTTTGATTATAAATTTCGTCAATGAATTCTTTTGTTGCTTCATCTGTATTATTTTCTTTTAACAATGCTTCAACTTCGATTTCTTTCTTAGCTTTCGCTGTAGATAAATCAGAATACATTGAACTCAGTGTCAACTTAGCTTGTGCTATTTCCCATTGATTTACTAAATCATCAAGATTTTCAGAAACTTCGTCTATGTTGTCTTTGATAACGATTTTACCGTCAATTTCTTCAAGTGTCAGAGTATTCCATTGATCGTCAAAACCGTTGACTTTTTCAGACAACAAATCGACTATTGTCTTATACTCGCCCTTTTCGTCTTCGTCAATTGTACCGTCACTGATAATTTCTTGCAGTCGCTCTTTAAGCTTATCAACATTATCAAAATTGACTTTCATATCGAGTTGAGTATCGTTAAGCTCGTCCATTTTGCTCGACATCTCATCAGATAAAGATTTCCATTTATCTGTAAGTTCTTGCGTTTTGTCGAGTTCTTTCCTAAGTGACGAATTGTTCCACTTATAATCGTTGTAAGCCTCAATCGCAACTACGATAGCAGTAATTGCACTTGCTATTGCAAGCAACGCATTTGCACTCATTACTTTTCCGATGTTCTGAATAGCAGATGTGACCTTTCCTATACTGCTCGCAATAGCCTTACCTGTCTTAAAAGCTAAAACAGCCGTGGCAACAGCACCGATACCTCCAGCTACTGCTTTTAACACAGATGGGCTTATTTTTTTTATAATATCTGAAATATCTTTAAGCGCTCCGGCAAATGCATTAAGCAAATCAGGTACAACCTTTTCAATAGTCCACTTTGCCAAAGGTAAAAGAATAGTTTTATAGGCTTGTTTTAGCTTATCGCCACAGGCTTTTAACAGTTCTCGGAAAGCTCCGCTAAGTGTTTCAACCGCTTTTGCAACAGGGTCAAGATTTAGGTCTTCAAGCCACTCAAGCCTGATTTGCGACATATCATCAAGAAAACCTGTTATATCCTCTACTATACCGAGAATGTTCTCCCATATTTTCTTACCTGTTTCGTTTTTCTCCCAAGCGTCTTTGATTTTGGTTCTGAGAGTTTCTGTATAGTTATTGCAGTTGCGAATAATCTCAAGTATATTGCTCCAAATTTTCTCGCCCTTACCGTCATTCCACACCTGTCTGAATGTATCGCCTACCGTATCCAAAAGCTCAACAAGGCTGTTCCACTTGTCGATAAACGATTGCACCACGCTGTCACCTAAGCCTGCTTTCTCCCAAGCATTTGTAAAAGCCTCTGCAATGTCGCCAACTGTGCTTACAAAAGTGTTAATTAAGGAGTTAATATTTCCAAGCACTTTTTCGCCTGTGCCGTTATTCCACACTTTTGCCCACGAATTTTTAATCGTTACGCAGGCGGTTTTTACCTTGTCAAGCGAATTTACAATATTGTCAATAGTCTTGCTTGTGCGCCTGTCGCTGTCAAGCATAGATTGCTCAAGTGCATTTTGCATTGATTTGATTTCAGAACTTGACGCTTGCGTATTTGTGTCTGAACTGTTGTCCGAGGTGTCACTCATCACATTAAGCTCATAAAAGCCTGCAAGGTTTTTCTGTAAATCCTCGGCTGCCTCCGATGTTTTTTCAATCTCAGAAGCAGAGCTGTCCGCTTGACTTGCAAGGTCTGACATATCGCTTACAGCTGAGCTTGTCGCATTGCTTGTTGCAGTAGAATAGCCGAACACCTGAGCTGTAAAGTCTTTAAATTTCTGTGCCGCAACGCTAAGTCTTGAAATAAATTGATTAATGCAATTAAGCAGCGGAGTAAAAGCATTTATCAAGCCTTGACCGATTGTAGCCTTGATACTGTCAAACTGCAGCTGTAAAATTCTCGTTTGATTTGCCCAACTGTTCTGAGTGCGTGCAAAGTCACCCGTTGCATTGCTCAACTGACCGAGTACAAAGTTATATCTAAGCGTTACCTTTTCTGCCTCAGTCATAGCAGATGTGGTCTTGCCCCATCCGTTTGCCATTGCGTAATTGTCAAGTGCGTTCTGCGTCATCACAATGCCAAGGTCTTTGAGCGTTTCGGTTTCACCGCTGAAAACAGATTTTAGTTTTGTGTACGCCTCATCTTGTGTGATGTTATAAAATGACGCCACATCGCCCGTAAGAGCAGTTAATGATGTGGACATATCAAATGCCTGCTGTTCAGTAAAGCCGAAAGCCTCCGCCATAGAACCAAAAGTGCCGACATATTTTTTAGCCATAGTTTCAGACAAGCCGTAGGATTTTTGTGCCGACTTTGCCCAATCGTCCACACTTACAGACATATGGCTGAAAGTAACATCAACTACATTCTGCACTTCTGCAAGGTCTGAGCCAAGCTCTATGCTTTCCTTGCCAAAGCTCACAACCGCCGCCGTACCGAAAGCGGTAAGCAGCGTTCTGCCAATCATTTTCGCCTTGCTTTGCAGTCTGTCAACAGCCGTTCTGACTGTTGTAAGCGACTGCTTAGCTTTATTTGCACTCAAAGTCACTGCTTTCTGTACCTTTTCAGATATATTTTTTGAGCTGTCTGCAACATTTTTATCAATGCTTTTCAGCACATCAAGAACCTGTTTACTGTATAAATCAGTATTTTCTTTAATATTTTTGCCTGTTTTTTCTGTTTCTTGCTCAACCTCTGAATTTGTTTTTTTCACTTGCTGTGAAACAGAACTGTTTACTTTATCCCAAGCTGCCTGCATTGCCTCTGCTTGTGTCATTCCTGTTCGTTTCAGAATAGAAGCAATAGACATTGCTTTCGACTTTGCACTTCTCTCTGTATCAGCAATTATATTTTGTATCTGAGCGCCAATATCTGATGTGTTGTTTTTAACTTCATCAACTATTTTGTCGGCAGAATTTGACACTTGTTGAGTTGCATTTTGTGCAGTCTGAGCAGTAGTCTTAGCACCTGCCTGAGCCTTGCTCTGAGCTGCCTCAATAGCTTTATTGATTCTTGCAATATCGCTGTTAAGACCGCTTGTGTCGATTTTAGTATTAAAAATCAAGCTACCGTCAACCGCCATGTAATCACACTCCTTTCAATATAAAATAAAGGGCGTAACGAAATGTGACACCCTTGTGGTATAAAAACAGCGCACACCCGAAGATGTACGCTGTAATTAGCTTATTTAGTTGTTATGAGTTCTTTGCTTCAAGTTTCTTTTGTGTTATACCTGCAATCGCAAGCTGTTCGTATGCCTTAGGGGCTGACAGGCTGTCCGGAACAGGTATTCCATATGTATCGCAAGTCAGTTTATCCATTTGAGCAATTTCAAGAGGTGTACATCCTTTGTCTTTCATAATTGCACGCTGAATACGCAGATAATTAGCAACACCGTTAAGATACTTTACCGTATCTGGAGAAACAAATGCATTAACCGCTTCTTTTACTCTGAAATATGTTTCCTCGAGATTTTCAAACTGCTCCCACGCCTTGTCTGTATCAAGAATTTTGCAGTGGTGATTTGCCCCTCGTTCGGTCCAGAGGTAAAGGCGAGTAACCATATTATTAGGGAAGTAACTTTCGGTTACTACCTTTTTAAATTCTTTGAGTTCGTCACCCTGTAAATAGAAATAATGCTTTCCCTCTATGAACTTTTCTTTATTTCTCTTGAAATTGTTTCTGATATTTGTTGTATCAGTTCCGTATGCCTCTGCAAGCATTGCAGTTGTAATAACTTTCTGTCCTTTGTATTCCATAGCTTTCATATCATTTAACCGCCTTTCTCATTTCAGCTTTTGCAGCTTTAATGCCTTGAGCATATCCAAATGCGAATGCATCGCAAATCATATCACATACACTTGAATTGGTACGATAAATTTCCGTAACGTTCTCGTAGCCCATATCATAATATGGATTAATAGTGCCACGAACACTTTTGATTACATTTTTTACATTCTTTACACAAGCCATAATAAAAACTCCTATCATAATTTTAATTTGACAGAAGTTCCGCTAAATGATATAATAGATTTCAGATAGAGATACTTCTGTCTTTTTGTAACGGTAACTAATCGCTTTGGTCGGTGGATAGTTGCCGTTATTTCTTTTTAGGAAACAATATATCGTCCGAAAGAATTAAGTCTGATATGGTTCTTGCCATAATATCAGTAAAATTAGACGGTTTTATTTTAAGATTACACTCATCCATAACATCCTGTATTACTTTTGACACTCTTCTTTTTAAATAAGATTGCTTTTCTGCTAAATTCATTTCAGGAAATTTTTTGAGGTCCTTAGTAAAATACTGTTCATGAAGATTATCAATGACTAATTTTTCTATTATGTCATTTACATGACACCCCTTTTCAAGTGCCATTTTCTTCAATTCGAATAGTACATCTTCATCTATTGTTGTCCTAAAAGCTTTTCTCATTCGTCATTCGCCTCCTATGTTCATATAGTACACCGTTTATGTTCATATGTCAATACCTATTTAAAAATAATTTGAAAAATTTTAGCCACCCCGTTTGGAGTGGCTTTTTCATTGTTTTTTAATCCATTACTTTAAAATCCAGTATGGATAGATTTATAGTGGATATACATTCTCCGTCAAAAGAAATGTATAAGCGTTTTAAAATCCAATATGGATAGATTTTAACAGCTACCCTCATATATACCAATTAACCTTTAGTTAATCTTTTCCAATGACACTTGACACACACCCTATCATTTCCTTTATTTATTTGACTACATACAGGGCATTTCCAGTCAGCTCTTGGTTCTTTGAGTTCATTGTCCGCTTCTTTACCTGTTATACATAATTTTTCAAGGTACACAAGTATCTTTGCAATTCCACCAAAAATGAAACACAAGAAAGCTGTACCAGTCCACACACTTATTAACGCAACAATAGTTTTATACTCATATGCCATTAATAGACCTATAATTATACCAAAAACCGCAATACAGAGAGTTAAACCCTTGTAAAATTTACTGTTCATAAAATCACTCCTTTGTTACATAATATAACAAAGTTTGTTTATTGTCAACAATAATTTTATAAAGCACCTATACAAGATTGTTTATAAAATCCTCTTCGGCGTCAAGTTCTGCTTGCTGTTCGGGAGAGAGCTTTTCCTTGATGTCAACAAGCTCTTTGTGCTCATTGTAAAAATCACGCTCCCATTTTTCAAGCTTTTTGCCCTTAGCACGCTTGCCTCTTATGTTCATTACCTGCGAGAGCAATCCGTCGCCTACCTCGCTGAAATAGCCGAGAAAAGTCCACCAATGCACATAGCTTGCAATCCTTGTTTCAAAGCCTGCAACCTTGTTAAGTGCTGGGAAAATAATGCTTTCGTCATAGCTCCAATCAATAATTTTGACTGGAGCTTTTTTCGATTTCGGCACATCTCCGCCGTCAAGAAACCACAATGCCTTTTTGAGTGCCTCCTCAACATTCTTTGGAACTTCCTTGTATAAGCAATTCAAGCATACTGCCGCTTTTTCGCCGTAGGTTAGCTCTTTGTCGGCATAAGCCTCGAAAATCAAGAGAGCAATACGAAAATCGGAATTAATCTCGTACTGCTCTCCGTCTATTTCAAGGCTTGTAGGAAGTAATCCAATCACTTTGCAAGCCTCTTTGCTTGATTGAGGTACTTCTCAATATGCTTGCTCTGCTGAGCGTGTGCGTTTTCAATGTCACTTACGATGACCGGCACAACGCAGTTGAGAAAGTTCTCAAAAATCATACTGCCATCATCACAGATTGAAAGGCAATTTACATCGCCAAACGCACCCTGACTTACACCTGCACCGAGAACATAGTCTATTTCTCGGCGGATTTCATTGTCAACATCAAGAAAAATTTCAAAGGTTACATCCTCGGGTTTCATATTCTTGTACTTCTGCACAAGCTCTTCTGTGCGTTCTGTCAGCTTGTTGAGTCGCTCAACGAGTGAGTAGTCTGTGGTGTTAATCTTAATTACTGTGTTTTCATCATTGTTGATTGCATATGTTTTTAAGGGTGTTTTAAAATTCAAACTCTGCATAGAATCACTCCTTATACAGTTTCGGTAAATGTCGGTACCTTATCTGAGATTGTCGCTGTACCCTGCTTTCTGTTGCCGTCAAATGTGACATTAAACGGAATGTTTACACCGCCCTGTGCACCGCCGTATGACTGCGGTTTAACGATGCAGTCCTCAATCCAAGCATCATAAGGGCCTGTTTTCTTGTCAATGAGCACTTCAAGAATTTTGGTTTTGCAGTCATCACCGGTAAGGCGGTTCATTGCAATGTCCTTAATTTTTGTATAAATACTGTCCCCTGTGTTTGCGTAATATGTACCTGCGTCAAGGGTAGGCTCGTAGCCGTTGTCATTTACAGAGGTTTCATCAAGAATGTTCTTTACTGTGCTTGTGTCCGGACTAAGCTCGACCGACATATCGTCAATGTCCTTGCCGATAAGATACCACTTTGGACTTTCGCCTGTGCCAAAGCTTGCGTCAATAAAATGTAAAAGGTAACTTCTTTTGAGTTTACCGATATCGGGTGTTGATGCTGCCATAATAATTCCTCACTTTCAATTTTTAATCAATTTTCAATAGCGTATTGGGCGGTGATTTGCAATTGGTACTGAACACCGCCGTTGTTGTTTTCGTCAGGTATGCTGTAAAGCATTCCGTTTGAGCAAGTGAGTTTTTTAAGCTCACCGTATAAAACGTTGTCGCCGACTTCAACTTCTATGTCACCCTCTGCGTGCCGTTCAAGCCACATTTGCAGTTCAAGCAGCATTCCGCTGTTTACAAGGCGGTCATAGTCGTTGAGCGACTGACAGGTAGCGTACAGGATAAAGGTGTGATTGCGTGTTTGATTTCCTAAAATGTCTTCGCTGACAAGCGTGTCACCTGTCGGAGAAAGTCCAAAATCCTGTACTTTGTTTGTTGAATAATCAATGTGCACAAGCTCGCCGATTTTCGGAAACTCCTGCACAACGGACCTTACAAGTTCGATTATATTCATTTTGCATTACTCCCAAGTCTTCTTGCCGCCGCTTGCAGAATATCTCCTTTGCGGTCGGCTTTCATTCGCTCAAACCACATTTTGCCCGCAAGCGGGTGCTTGTCCTTGCTGTAGTGAATATCTCTGCCTGTCGGGTGTTTTTTCTTGCCTTTAGGACTTCGCCAACCGATTATAATGCCGTCACCGCTATAGCGTCCGAATACGATATGCTCCGTACCGTCTTTTTCTCGCACGATCGGATAGTTAGGACCATACACCTTGCCATAGTAAAGATACCTTGCATAAGGTGTAATCTGTTTAATTTCTCCACTGCCGATAACGGTATGTATAGTTGCGGAGTTTTCGAGTACACCCATTTTAAAAGGTGTGTACGGCTTCATCAGCTTAATGCAATCCTTGTCAACCTCTCGTTGTGCTCTTGCTATATGCTTGTTTAAATCATTAGCAAATTCTTTATTCCACTTGAGAGAAAGAGTGCCGCTAACATCTGTCGGCTGATTTACATTAAAAAGCATTTAATCACCTCGCAGATACTTTGATGTGCTGTAAATCCGCAGGGCCGTAAAGCAAACGGTCAATACTCATTACTGTGTGAATTTCGTATTTGTCACGCAAGGTTTTTAGGCTCTCTGATACGCTCCTGTCGCTTGAATTATCAAAGATGAAATTACACTCACCTTTTACAATAATGTCTTGAGAGGGGGACAGAGGGGATATATCAGCGTTTGGAAACAGACCGTTGCTCGGAAATAAAAAATCATTCGGAGCAAGAACAAGCGCATTTAACGGAATGTATATAGCTATTCCGTCAGCGTTCTGCATTCCGCTTTTAAGTACGTTAGCGGCTTTGCACTCCTGCCAATGGCAATGCGGAATAATAAGCCTGTCAAACCCTTTGCCGTTAAATCTGTAAAGGGTCATCATAGTATCCGTAAACATAATCAAACACCTCTGTACAAAAGGTCTGTGTCTGCAAGATACTTATATACTGCGGATTTAACACATCGTGTAAGTTGCTTTTTGCGAACCTCACAGCTTTCATACGAGCGTGACACATCTCCGACTTTTTCTGATGTTATGCCCTCACTGCCGCTCATATTATCGGCTTTATACATCAGCTCTGCGACCTCACAGCAACAAAGTTTCACAGGCTCGATTATATCCTTTGTATCGTCGATATTTGAGCCTGTGTAAGCATTAATAATAAGCGTTGCCTCTCTTGCATAGTAGGCAAAAGCGGAGGTAATGACCGCTTTTCTGCCACATAGATATTCGGATTTATAATAATTTTCGTCAGCGTAAACGGTCAATATTAGCACCTTCTTAAGCCTTAGCGGCAGCGTGGAGATAAATGCCCGCTGTCTTATTTTCGTAAACATCTGCAATGCCTACCATTCTGTAACCGAACTTGTAACCGTCCGAATCCTGATTCACAGCAGGTTCGATGACCTTGGTATCAAGGTGCTTTGTAAACTGAATAAGCGCAGGCTTATGAATAATCATAAAGTTGATGTTTGAGGCGGCAGTGGCTTTCTGATAGCCGCCCTTGGTCTTGCCGCTTGATGTGCCGTCAAGCTGTTCAATCGCTGTATAAAAGCGTGTCTGCGGCACTGTGATAATCTTAGCAAATCTGCTGAGAACCTCTCTTGACTTTGTTGTGTCCAAATCCTGCACAAGTCCGTAAAGAGTTGGTGTAATGTAAAGGTAACGCTGCTCGTACGGAACTTCGTCCTCGTCCATCTGAGTAGTACCTTTGCGGAGTGCTTCAATTACCGCCGCACCTGTGGTAAGGTTTGCAGGTGTGGCAGAGGTAATACCTGCGTGACTTGCGTATGCGGCAAAGCGGAATGCGTCAAGCTCCGGCACAACCTTTGTGCGGATAAACTCGCCCGAAAGTCTGCCGAACGCAACGCCTGCGGTTTCTACATTGTCCATTGTATCAACAGTAAACATTCTGCCACGGTCGAAGTTACATTTAACCGTTTCGTTAGTAAGGGTAACATCGCCGCCAACATATCCGCTGTTACGGGAATAATTTGCAAGTCCGTCCATTGAAATCATTGGAATAATAAGTTCATTGGAGTTTGCGCCCGCTGTCGCAAGGTCGGACGCACCGTCAAGCTCGCTTGTAAGTGCCGACTGCTTATAAACCTCATCGAGCAAGGCTGTGTAAGTTTTAAAAAGTGCAATAGAATTTGCCATAAATTTTCACCTCATTAATTATTTTTCGTCTGTACTAAGTCCCATTGCCGCTCTCATACTTGCAAGAGGGTTTGACTTAATACCTGCGTTTCCTGTATTCTTTACAGGATTTTGGAACGGCTCATCAGAACCGAACATATAGCTGTTTTCGCTCTTAACGCTTTCAAGAGCCTTAGTAATATCGTCTGCCTGATTTTTTGATGTTTTAAGACTGTCAAGGTCAAGCAAAGCCTTGACCGCCGTTGCGTTTCTCGCACCGCTCTTTGAAATAGCGCCGTCAAGTACAGAGTTAAACTCCATATCGGCAATTTTTGTCTGATACTCGGTTTCTTTGTCTTTAAGGCTTGTGTTGAGTTTTGCGATCTCGCCTTTAAGATTTTCGACATCTACGCCCTCAAACTCTTTAAGTGCTGTCTGTGCTGTTTCAAGCTGTGATTTGTAATTATCTCTTGCTGTTGTGATTTTTTCAACCTCTGCAACAGTCTTGTAATTTGCAAGCACCGCCTTGTCAAACTCTGCCTTTTTCTCATCGGGAATCGTAATACCGATTTCAGAGAGAAGTGTGTGTATGTTCTTCATAATATAAATCCTTTCTGCATAGCTTATATTCCGCTTTGCCTGCGGTAGAAATTCAGCCGTATAAACCAACGGCGGGGTAAAATAAAAGCACCTATGCAATCAAATGCAAGGGTGCTTAATCTGCTTTATTTTTGTTGTCTTCAACCTCAATAACAAAACCTCTGTCAATAAGGCTTTTCGCTCGGTCTTTGGTACATTCAAAGACTTCATTGACAGGTCTGTTGATAAGACCGTTCATTTTATCGTTAAACGACACAACTACTTTTACTTTCATTTTGTCACCGCCTTTCTGATTTTGGGTATTAAAAAAGCACTCAATCTGATTGATTAAGTGCTAATCTCTGTATTAAATTCACGCATAACAAAACCGCCCACAAGGAGCGGTTAGTCTTCTTCCAAGTAGTCAAATTCACTCGACATTGAGCGTTCTTTTTCTTCGTCTGTTAATGTAGAAAGAAATTCTTCCATACATTTTATTTGCAATTCAATAGGTCCGTCGATAATTGCGTTTCTTGATTTATTTTCTTCCACTCCAAATCACCCCAGCTTTTGATTTATTTAGCAAAGTTTTAACAAATCTATCTTTTTCCTCATCGGTTTCCTTAACCACTATCTTCTTATACAATCTATTACACTCAAGAGCAAATCTATTGTTGTCAAAATCATCGGTTTTAGTTAAATATTCAACTGTGCCGTTGTTTTTTACAATAGTAATTGTTCTAACATTTTTATTTGCAAATACATCCAAATCGTTCATAGAATAACTACTGTTTCTCGGATGATTATGTAAAATAGTTAAATTTTTTCCTTTTGTCTCCAAGTATGTGCCAAAGTCAATTTTTTCATCAGAACCTGTAAATGGTTTATAGTCAACCAATCCGTCGCGAAAAACAAATGCAACTTCTTTATTGTCATTTTGTTCTTTTGAAAATTTCAAAAGTTCCTTATGTTGTTTTTGAATTTCAACCCTTTGTTCTTCAGAATATCCGGCAATATCAACTTTCGGCACTCGCTCGATAGCTTTATCTGTTATTGGCGTAATAGGCTTTTTATTTTCCTCTTTTATTATACCACTACCGCCCGATTTTTCAACACCGAATTTACCTTTAAAGGTATGATTTTCTGTGTTTTTAATCGGCAAAGAAGTAGTTTTTATTCCGCCTATCGGTGAACTGGCTTTTTTAGGCTTTGTAATACCCTCAACGCTGCTGCCGCCAACCGTTACCCTGTCCCATTGTTGAGAAAGTCCGACGCTTTTTGAGAAGTTCACATATTCATCGGAAGTTTTTACATATCTTGCACGAGCGTTAATTATTGCTTGCTCGTCAGCCCCGCCTTCTTCAAGCAATTTTATTTTCTGCCTTTGTGCCCGCATTGTGGTTTCAAGTCTGCGCTGTCTTTGGGTTGCCTCGTACTTTGTGTATGTCTTGCCGTTGTATTCTACAGGCTTGTTTTCCTCTGCGTTCATCTTGTCGAGCTGTTCATCTGTGTATGTGCGTGGAGTTATGCCGGGAGTGAAAGGCGAATATGAGTGATAGCAGTTTGCGCCGCAAAGTCCTGTTACCGTGCCAAGTCCGCACACGCTCTCGAGTTCTTCCTTACTGTACACTCTGCCTTGCCACACCTGATGGCTCGGCCTTGCTCCACTGTGCCACGATACCTCAAAGTAATTTGTGCCGAGTTTTTCGGCGTTTTCCTCATTGATTTTGCCCACAACCTGATTCAGTCCTGTTGACACCGCACGCCTTGCCGCAACGGTAACTCTATTGCTGTGACCGCTTGCATAGTCAACCGTACGCAATCCGCTGTTTGTCATTTCGGTTACGGTTTTTTCGAGTACGGTATTATAATCACTCGCACCGCTTGCAATTTCCGTGACGGCTTTATCAAGTGTTTCTTGATAATAGTCTGCAACGGGAGTAAAGCCCAAACTGCCGTCAGGCTGTCGCTTTGCAAAGCCCATTGACTGTGTAATGTTTTTACATTCGTTTTGTGTCTGCTCTTGTACGGCCCTCACAAATTGCTGTAGTGGCTCGTTTTCTGAATATGGTATAAACTCCTTGCCTTGTTCAATAAAAGCACTCTCCGCCTCGTTATATCCGCTTTCCGTTATATTTGTAAAGATGTTTTCAACTTCTTTATCGCTAAGGTTAAGTGTCCTTGCGACAATGTCTTTGATTCGCTTTTTGCTTGTACCTAAATCGTATAATCTGCTCATTTTATAGCCTGTTGACGGTATAATCTCCGCAGCTTCAAGTAACATTCTTACTATTTCCGTCATTATGCTCATTTGCAGGCTGTCAAAAATTTGCTCGAGCGCAATCGGGATTGCCTCTGTAACTTCGGGAGTAAACATCAGTCAACAACCTCCGAGGACTGCGGCAGGTTCTTTTTTGCTGTCTTTTCGTCCTCTCCGTACCATTTCATACGATACTCATCAGGTCGCATAATTCCAAGACTCAAGTCCTGAATATCCTGTGTGCGTTCGGTCTGTTCATCGGTGAGAATACTGTCCTTAAAGTCACAAACGAATGTGTAACCGCTTGTTGTCAGCGAATTGTAAAAGGCGAGAGCATACACCAAATCGTCAAGACAATATTTAAGCTGTTTCTGAATTGCCGATACAGTGTTGTACTTTCGGTTCTTAGCCGATAATATCTCCGTAGCCGTCTTTGCGACAGTGTCGAGGTCGGATAGGTCGCCATATGCAAGACCGACCGAAAATTCAAGTCTGCGAAGATATGTATTTAGCCCGTCCGTAATATCAGATTGACGAATTGCAGGAGAAAAATCTTTGAACAATTCATTATCTCCGAGGTCAACATCTACAGCTTTGTAAAGTCTTTTGTTGAGTTTTTCAGTACCCTCTTTCTTGAAAGCTGCGGCATCAACATGTATTGCCCTTTCGCCGCTCTCAAACTCCCAATCAAGTCTGCCGAATTGTGTGTCTATTTTACGAATAAGATTTATGTCATTTGCGTAGACAGAAACACCGCAAGATGAGCCGTCAATCGTATTTTTAATCGGTGTGCGAAAATAACCGAAAGTAGGGCGGAGCATTGCAGGGTATGTAACAGCATTCGGCAGGCTTGCCCACTCGTCAACTGCCGCAAGCGGAATTTCTCTTCCAAGTTGCCCCTCACTTGCAGACACATAAGCAGTGTTGGTAATTGTCAATCCCTTTTCGGCATCAAGGCTGTGATACTCAAGCCTTGTGTAATAGTTGTCGCCGATCTTCTTAAATTCAGGAAAGATGACTTTTACAAGCCTATGCCTTGCGTCAAATTCAATCGGCACAAAGGCATTTGCGGAAATATACTGCACCTTGTCGCCGCCTAACGGTTTAATCACCATTGCGCCTGTTGCAAGTCCCGACTGCAATTCGGAGTTAAGGTCTTCCGTTGCGGTTTCAAAGATTTTCTGCAATTTGTCATTGCTTACGCTTGCTGTCATTTCGTTAAGCGTGATGTTTGCAAACTCCCTTGTGATTGACTGCTCAAGTCTAAGGCTTATTACATCGTCATTAAGCCAAGGGGCATTGCCCGAAAAGCAGTTTTGCCAAAGCTCAATACTTGAGAGCATATCGTCTGTAATTGCAGGCTTAATGCCAAGTGCCTGCTTAATATCTTTCAGCGGAAACAACCTCTGCCACACTCCTTTCATATAGTTTAAAAATTGCATATTACACCGCCCTTATAAATCTTTTCATATCCCGCTCAAATGTGTATTCAAAACCGTCAAGGCTGTCGATGTCGGTTGAGCCATCGTCAAGTCTTTCGTCAACAAGTTTTTTATCGTTCCAAACAGCCTCACAAAGAGCCGTTTTCAGCGTGTCGCAGCCGTCAGTGTAAAAGAACCTGCCTGCACCCATAAGTCGCAAGGTGCATTGAATACGGTCTTGTACAGGACATTTGCGTGCCGGTCTGACTATCGTATTTGGGAAATGCTCCTCAAACGCTCTTTTAATTCCTCGACCGAGTACAGTTTCGGCATTATCCCAATACACAAAGTCCACAACACCGCATAAATCAAAAACAGACTGTGCAAAATTAATTGCCAGCCTGTCAATATCGTTTCCGTCGTATTCACCGAAGTGTCGTTCGCTTTTCAATGCTATTAAATTATTGTAGCCTCTTGTCTTTGCCGTTGCCACAAATGCGTGACCCGATTTATTGCCGCCAAAGTCAATGCCGATTGTTACCTCTTCAAGCTCCGATTTCAAAAACTGCCTGTACGGTAAATCTGTGTTGATTTTGTCGGTAATTTGACAGTAAAATTTTTTGGGATTATCGGCAAATCGGCGGTAAATAGCACCCTCGGCACGCACCCACTTGCCGAGAATAAGACGGTCATAGAAAATAGTGCCCTCATATTCATTGCAAAGGTTCTTCACAAACTCTTCGGATAAGAATTTATTATCGAAAATCGTGTATTCCTGCAAATAAATGTCTGCGTCACTGTCAATGAATTTCTTGAGCCAGTGCGTTGGGTGTTCGGGGTTTAAACTGCCGTCAAAGCACGAATAAGGCTTGTCAAGTCGGGATTTAAGCATATTGAAAACATCTTCGTTCCACTTTGCAACCTCATCACCGTAAATATATTTTGCCGACGCACCCTGAATTTTAGCAACCTGACTGACCTTTTCCGCACCCAAACAGTACACATCTTCACCGCACACTTTTGCAATGTTTCGGCTGTTAATCGTACCGACAACATCAGAGGTGTAATGCTCTCGCATAGGCTGTAAAACATTTCGCTCGATTGTTTCCTTTGACACTCCGATGATAAAGCACAAACCGTCTTTACCTATTCGCTCTCGAATACGCATAGGCACAATACAGGTGACATCAACAAAACTTTTGCCCGAACGCACCGCACCGCTTTTTATGTTCCAACGATGTGTAGCGTTTGCGATATATTCTTTTTGTTTAATCGTGTACGGCATTGTCTGTGCTCCTTTCTGCGTCATCTTTGATTTCTTTCAAAATGCTGTCGAGCTTGTCAAGTGCGGTCTTGTCGGTTTCCTCTTTTTGCTTATCCCGCCACTTGTCGGGGCGGCGGTTTTTCAGCCAAAATATTTGTGCAGTAGTGTTGCCCTCAAGAGCAGAGGACAACAAAGCATTTTCAACTTCATAGTCCACAACCTCTTTGCCTTTTTTTAGGGCAGCCAAAATAGCCGAATACTTATTTTTCCAATCTTTTAGCGTTGAGTATGAAACACCCATATTCTTAGCAATCTGCTCATCGGTCAAGCCGTCCCTTGCCCAACCCTCAAGCAGTAATAAATTTTCTTCTTTAAGCCACTTTTCATACTTTCCTTTTGCCACCGTCACCACCTCTCTTTATGTAAAAATAAGCAAAAGCAAAACCGCCCTCAAATGAGAGCGGTCTGCCGTTATTTTTGAAAAAGGAGCACTACAAAATGTCTCTTATTATCGATTTCTTCATTTTATATTATATCACCCCTATTCGGGACATCGGGACAAATTCACCAATGATGACGGTAACACATTTTCTTTATGCTGTCGATAGTGCTACTATCGCCTACCTTGGTTAAAATCTTCGCCCAACTGTAATGCAATGCCAATCGCATAAACAAGCAATTCTCCACAAAGTCATCTCGTGACAGGCTGTTAAGTGCCGAGTTTCTGCGGATTTCAAGATTTTGTATTTCTTGCTGAATATCTGCAATCTGCACCACCGCATTGCCGACCTTGTCAGATGTCTGACCTGCACTCGGTAAATCCGACAGCTTAGGCGATGTATTGTCAGCCTCGGCAGAAATGCGTACTATCTTAGCTTTTAACCTCGTAATTTCTCGGTTTATGTCTTTGATTTCTTTTGCGGTCATTCTTCTACCTCACTTTCAAGCCATTTTTTGACTGCGTATACGCAATCTATTCTAAGATTGTTAGATGTACAATGCGGTGCATAAAAACTTTGATGTGAACAATGGTTGCAGTATGTAAAATGATTTTCACTTGCATCAAGCAACATTTCCGCCATATTCTCAACGCTCATTGATTTGATTTTCTCGTAATTAGTCATTGATTTTCTCCTTATCCATCTTTGCACCGCAACTCGGGCAATAATTCTCTTTAATTTTTACCTCTCTACCACACTCAGTATGAATCCATCCTTCAAGTTGCCTATAGGCATCTCGAATTTCTTCCCACTTTCCGTGTTTAATCTCTCGCATATCACACACGGTTGCTTCGTTGGGTTTACTTTCGTCAACTTCGATAATATGCTTAACTGTTTCGGCATTTCGTTTTGAATTAAAGTATATCGTGTTTACACTACCGTCTGCGAACGGTATATCCAACGCATAATCACCGCATACCTCACGAATTTTTAATTTATTATCCATTTATCTTCATTCCTCCAGCAGTTCCGGATTATCGTAGATGTTGCCGACAACTTCAATATCTCTTGAATGATATTGTCTGCCCAATCCCGTATATATCGAATCATATACAATTGCAAATTCAGTTTCATTTGTGTCATACTTAACAACACCATAGCTTTCACTGTCAGAACGGGCTGGAAAATCAACAATATCGCCCTCAAAGATTTTATTACCATTCTTATCTTTAAGTCCTGTGTACTGTCCGACTGTATCTGCGTAAACGGGATATTTTTCTACTGTAGGCTTTTGCTGATAAATCATTGCAAAATCACCCTCACCATTTTGTGGGAAAATACCGCCGTAAACCCAATTGCTTTTTATTTTTTCACCATTCAATCTGACTTTTTCGCCATATCTGCGAGTTTGACCTCTGAATAATATTTCTCTCATTCACTTTCACTCTCCTCAATAGGCTGATTCCACGCTCTTACGGCATCCTCTGCTGAATTCCAATACGCCGTTTCAGTCGCACAAAATAAATAACATTTGTATTCGTGCATACAATCCTTACAACTTGCCATTGTCAGCTCTCCTTTGTCCATTGTTCTGCCATCGCTTTTGCAATGCCCAGATATGTTTTACTTCGTATTTTTGCGGTTCTTGGGTCATTCCATGAAATAATCTTACCGTTCTCATCGCGAGCCATGTCCGCAGACGCTCCAACAGAGTATTTTTTACCATCCGACGATATATAAAATTCACCGGGGCTTACGATATTCGTAGGCTTGAGCTGGGGTAATCCTATCAACCATAAGCAAGTGGTTTTTTTAGCGTTATCACCGTATTCATAAGGCTGTATAATTTGTGATGGCTTGATGGGCAATCTATATTTTTCAGCGATAGTGGGAAACCACTTGCGAATATAATTACCACTGATAATCCCAACTGGATTTTCGATTGCAATTCGGTTACAATCAGCGTTCAAAAATCGGCAGAAAAATTCAATCGCTTCTTCTTGTCTACCATCAAGGCGTTTCTTTTCAAACCACGCCGCGCCGCTGACTGCCAAATGAGTGCATGGTGGGAAAGCAATAATCATGTCCCACTTACCTTCGATTCGATGGTCTTCACCGTTACTTGTTACAAAAGAACAATCGCCATTCAGCAGTGGTAAAACATCTTGCATTATATGCCATTCAGGGTGACCGCCTGAACAATCAATGATGTCACAGCTAAAAGCATTATGACCGAGTTTTCTAAACTCAATTGTCACCCTCTGCGATTCCTCGCAGGCAACTAAAATATTCATTTGTCATCTCTCCTGTTCCAAGCCTTAACGGCTTGTTTCCGTGCTAAGTCATAGCCATTTTTTTCAAATCTGTATGTTGCAAAATTTATCCTTGATACACCAACAACGCTTGCGGAACAATTTTTACAAATTACTAATGCTTCAAAAGTTCCAAATGTTGTAGGGTTACCATCTTTCAAGAACGCTTCGCCACCGCAAAACGGACAAGACTTAATTTTCAGTTCAGCCATTTTACTCACCTTCTTCACGCTGATTCCAACATTTAATGCAATTGCGGTCACTTCTGCAATCATCTTTGCTCATAAATCCCAAGTGGAAAGGACAAATATCTTCAGGTATTCCGGTAGCAGTAAGCGGAACATTCGGAAAATGCTCCAATAATTCACTTAAATAGGTTTTCGGCGGGTGTTCATCTGACCACTTCTGTACAATTTCGATTGCTTTTTCGGGATAGCGCATTTCAAAGTATGGACACGAAAAACCTGTGCTATTATTCTCAATGCTTAAAGGGCAGTCAGTACAATCAAGTTTGCATATTCCGTTCTTCTGTTGTTTCGTCATTCTCGACTTTTCAATAAAGTAATTTTCAGTTCTTAAACAATCAATCATTTTCTTTATCCTCCTTAAATTCTTCCAAGCCTTTCGAGTGCCGTATATTCTCCGTAGCTTAAGTGTGTGCCGTGCCGCTTATTATACAAATTGATTTTCTTGCATTTTTCTTCAAGTGTATCGGGTTTATTGTAATTGCGTGCGGCTGTTTTTCTTAATTTGCTGTTTTTGATAATTTCTCTGTGCTGTTGCTTTCGCATTTCAACACCGCACTCGGTGCAGTATTTTTGATTTGCACTTCTTTTTTCAAATGCTTGCATACATAATTCGCAGATTGCCTGCTGTTTCATTGTTTCATCTCCCTTACCTTTTCGCTTATTCTTTTAACAAATCCGTTCTCATTTGTTAATAACTCTATCGTCTGCAACGCAAGGCTTAGCATTTCGTCTTTAGTTGCCGCCTGCTTGTACATCTTGCGAACGAGATCGGCGGATTTCTTTATATTGTCCTGTATTCTCGTACACAGTCTTAAATACTCCTCGCTCTCATCGTTGTACTGTCTGTACTCACTCTGCAATTCCTGTTGAAGCTTCAGGCAAGTAATCATATCCCAGCCTTTATGACGATTGTTGTAGCCTACCTTTGCAAGCTTTGAAAAGTATTTGTATTCGGCAGGCGGATAGTCGGTATAATCAAGCTGACCGTCAATAGCTTTATCCTCAAGCCTTGCAAACTCTGTTTTGTCTTTAAAATTTGGTTTCATATATACCTCTTTCGGAGGGTAGTGGAGGGTTTGGGGCATTTTTAAAGAACCCTTTCTATAATCTGTCTCTTATACACATCTCCGAGCCCACGAGAC